TTGGCTTAAAGCAAACAACAAGAAAGCACGTATATTTGCACTTGTTCATGACTCAATTTTAGCAGAAGTACCAGACGAGGAAGTAGACGGCTACAAAGAACAGTTAGATTATTATATACAAATGGATAGAGGACTTAGTATTCCAGGTTGTGCCGTAGGTACTGACTGGGATATAGGTAACGACTACGCCTTTGGTAAATATGAGAAAACCTATGGTGATAACATATAGAACATTACATAATATACAGTTCCCAGTATTTCTACTATACTCAAATGAGTGGGAGCATGCAGACGGGTTGCTATTTGTGGAGGGGCAGGTAATAGATGATACAAATATGCCAGGAAGTACTATGGGTATTCGTAGATTACAGACTCCGCAACCAGACCTGTATCCACTTAAAAAAGCAATACAAAATCATAATGGCATACTTAAACAAACAACTAAGTGCTTTATAGATAATAACGGAAAGCCTTTTATTTATCAAAAAACTAAGTTTGCTAATTTAAAATATTTAAAAATTATTGAAGTGATACGCAAGGATACCGCTTCACTAATACGAGTAAAAGGCTGTACCTCACCTTTTACCGTTCCACGGCCTCCCTTGCATGGAATGCAATGGGCAGGGATACTGCATCTACAAGGACTACCGTGGATGCTTTACGAGTATTCTGAAGAGAAACTCAAAGACACAAGACGAAAAGTATAATTTATGGCTAAAAGAAACCGTACTCTTGCAGGGGCTAGTTTAACCCTTCAGGAAATAGAACCTTTAACGCGGAATCAAGTAAAGGCATTTGATTCTAATAAACATTTAATTCTGCATGGATTAGCAGGAACAGGAAAAACTTTTATATCTTGTTACCTTGCTTTCGATGATATGTCAAAAGGAGCATATGAAAAGTTAGTAATTATTCGTAGTGCAGTACCAACTCGGGATATTGGGTTTCTTCCCGGAACAGAAAAAGAAAAATCTTCAGTATACGAAGAACCCTATCAAGCAGTATCAAATGAGTTGTTTGCACGAGGAGATGCTTACGGTATACTAAAACAGAAGTCTCTAGTAGAGTTTATGACCACCTCTTTCATTAGGGGTATTACATTGAAGCACGCAGTTATATTAGTAGATGAGTGCCAAAATATGTCTTTTCACGAGCTAGATTCAATTATTACTCGTATAGGACAGAACTGTAGAGTAATATTCTGTGGAGATTTTAGGCAAGCAGACCTAGAGAAAAATGGTATGCAAAAATTTATGCAAATACTTAAACGTATGGGTGATTTCGATTTCATTGAATATGAGGTAGAGGACATAGTACGTTCCGACTTTGTTAAGAACTACATTATAGCTAAGAATGAATTGAGCATATGAAAGCAGTTATAAGTAACAGAATATATATGGAAGTTAGTGACGATCTCCAACTGAGTATCGACAAAGAACTTACGTATGCCATTCCTACACACAACCCTTTAGACCCACCCCAGATGATTAAAAACATGGGTCTTATTCGCAAAGGGTTGGTATCATTACCTGTGGGAAGAATGGATTTAATACCAGAACACTATGAAATAGTAGATAAACGCATTACAAAGCCAGTAGAATTTCCTACGTTTAAGTATGAGTTACGAGACAGTCAAAAGGATGTTTATGATGCGCTCGAAGACAATAGTATAATAAACGCTTGGGTCAGTTGGGGAAAGACTTTTACAGGTCTTGCCATTGCTGGAAAGCTTGGTCAGAAAACACTAATCATAACTCACACTGTAGCACTAAGAAACCAGTGGGCGAAGGAAGTAGAAAAAGTCTATGGAATCACAGCTGGAATCTTAGGTAGTGGGAACTGGGAGATAGACCATCCTATCGTTATTGGCAATACTCAAACATTATACCGTAATATTGAGAAGATAAGAAAGGAATTCGGAACTATCATACTAGATGAAATGCATCACGTTAGTAGTCCGACCTTTTCCAAGTTACTAGATACAAATCATTGTCGATATAAGATAGGATTATCAGGAACCATAGAACGAAAGGATGGAAAGCACGTAGTATTCAGAGATTACTTTGGAAGCAAGATATTTAAACCGCCAAAGGAGAACTATATGACTCCTAGTGTGCATCTGGTACATTCTGAAATAAGATTTATGGACGGAGCAAAGATACCTTGGGCTAACAGAGTAACTAAGTTAGCCAACGATGAAGAATATAGACATACTATAGCCATGCTAGCGGCAGCCTACGCTGCAAGAGGGCATAAAGTATTAGTAGTAAGTGACCGAGTAGCTTTTTTAAAGAGTTGTGCGGAGCTTACAGGAGAAAAAGCAGTCTGTGTAACAGGTGATATACCTCACGCGGACAGAGAGGGGTTAATAGATCAAGTGCTCTACGGGGACGCAAATGTTCTATACGGAACTCAAGCTATTTTCTCGGAAGGAATTTCAGTAGACACGCTTAGTTGTCTAATATTAGGAACCCCCGTAAATAATGAGCCCCTACTTACACAGCTAGTAGGTAGGGTAATTCGTAAAAAGGAAGGAAAGATTGACCCTGTTATTATAGACATCCATCTTAAAGGCAATACCGCCAGAAGGCAGGCCTCGAATAGAGTAGGCTTTTATATGAAACAGGGTTGGCAAATAAAACAATTATGACACTAGAAGATTTAATAGCACCCGTAACCAAGAAAGAACTCTTTGAAGAAATACTAGGAAAGAAACCTTATGTATTTCCTGCGACTGATTATAAAAAAGAATTTTTCTCAAATATTATAACTTGGAAGCAGTTCTCAGACTATATCAACAATCACAGAGCTTCAGCGGGTTTGCAGGTTATAACTCCGCAGGGCAACAAGTTGTGTATGGAAAAAAACAATTTACATTCAGACTTCCAGCCTCACTGGGACTTTGAAAATAGATACGAAGTTTTAAAAGTCTATAGAAACTGGCAACAAGGTGGAAGTGTTATATTAACTAAAGCATCTATGCTTACTCCTAATATTTCTGCAATCGCGGGTTGTTTAGAGGAAACAATAGCTAATAGTGCTGCTGACGCACATTTTTACTGTTCACCGTGTAAAGATGCTACCTCTTTCTCGGTACACGCAGATGCAGACGATAATTTTCTAGTGCATGCAATCGGAAAAGTCCATTGGCAGGTTTTTACAAAAACATCTCGTGAAGATTGCGTAATAGATACAGTACTAGAACCAGGAGATCTGTTATATATACCAAAAGGTACATACCATAAGGCAGAGCCAGTAACAGCCAGGGTATCTATATCTGTACCCTTAGCTATTGTCAAAGGTATTCATTCTCTTTGTCGCGATTACTGTGACTTTGAAAAAAATATTTCTTGACAAAATTCTTAAAAAGGAGTATAATAGTTGTTCTTATTTGATTGGAAAAAGGTTTACGATACGGCAGAGGGTAATATTTCAAATTGTAATTTGATAATGGAAATGCTCATAAAGAGAAAAATTCCAAATAATAGATATGACCCCATCTATTCGTATTCGCAAATGAGTTTCGTGGGTAATAATTTTTTAATACACCCAGATGTTCTTTTGCTCAATTCTTATAAGTACTCAAGCCGCGACATCTCGGTGTACTATGCATTAGCTTCACTCCGAAGCCTAGCAGAGTACATGGTGTCAAAAAAACTTACACTAGATTTACTGCATTTACCAGTACCTCTAGAAACTATCACAGAAAATAGGCTACTTACATTAGAAGGCGAGAATATTCACTTTCTATATGAAGAAGTCACACAGGAGAATATACACTAATGGCATTATCATTTAATAAGCAAACTGGCGGAGCCCAGAAATCATCAATTAATACTTTCACATACAAAGACGGCGATAACAAGATGCGCATCGTAGGCGATATCCTTGCTCGTTACGTTTACTGGATTGAAGGTGAAAACGGCAAGAACATTCCTTTGGAGTGCTTGTCATTCGACCGTAACGCAGAGAAGTTTAATAACGCAGAAAAAGATTGGGTTCGTGAATACTTCCCAGATCTTAAGTGTGGCTGGAGCTACGCTGTTCAAGTTATTGACCCTGCCGACGGCAAAGTTAAAGTAGCAAATCTTAAGAAGAAGTTGTGGGAGCAAGTAATTACTGCCGCAGAAGATCTTGGAGATCCTACTAACCAAACAACTGGCTGGGATATCTGTTTTAAAAGAGTTAAGACAGGCCCGCTCCCTTACAATGTTGAGTATCAACTACAAGCATTGAAGTGTAAGCCACGTGCTCTGACAGACGAAGAGTTAGGTCTTGTTGCAGACCTTAAGTCTATGGACGATGTTATGCCTCGCCCTACTGCTGATGCACAGAAAGAGCTTCTTGATCGAGTTCGCAACGCAGGACAGGACAATGACGACGAGTTGCTAGACGCGGAGTTCAATGTAGGATGAGTTATGATAAACATGGTAAAGGAGTAGTAGCAGCTCTTTTAGTTCATGCTGACTTAATAAAAAAAGGTTATCAAGTTTTTACAGAAGATACCGGTCAGGGGATTATAGACCTGGTATCTGTACATCTCCAAACCGGAGAAACAAGATACATTGATGTTAAGTCTTTAGCTAGAAGAGCAGACGGGTCTAAAATTAACAGAATACTAAAACCTGTTCAAAAAAAGTTTGAGGCTGACTCAGGCTTAAAAATAGAATTAGTATATGCAGACACTGAAACTTATGAAATACAATATCCTCTTAGAAGAAAAAGGGCGGCAGCATGATTTTATATACCGCAGACTGGCACATAAAGCTGGGACAGAAAAACGTCCCAGTTAAGTGGGCAGTAGATCGGTATGAAATGTTCTTTGAACAAGTTTACGAACTAGAAAAACAATGTAGTATGCATATAATCGGGGGTGATCTATTTGATCGCCTTCCGAGCATGGAGGAACTGGAGCTGTACTTCTCGTTTATTCGGAAAGTACAGATTCCAACTATTATATATGACGGAAATCACGAAGCTACTAAAAAGAATAAGACATTCTTTACACAGCTAAAACAAGTATCCAGAGATATAAACCCTCTTATTAACATAGTGGATATTTCGTATATTGATAGAGATACAGGCTACGGTATTTTGCCCTACGCTGATCTCCACAAGAAAGGTAGCATAGACCATTTCGATACTAAAATGCCCTTGTTTACACACATTCGTGGAGAGATACCTCCCCACGTTAAACCCGAAATAGACTTAGATTTATTAGCTGACTTCCCTGTAGTATTTGCAGGAGATTTACACGCTCATAGCAACACCCAACGTAACATTGTATATCCAGGTAGTCCTATGACAACTTCTTTTCACAGGAGCAGAGTTAAAACGGGGTATCTACTTATCAATGAACGTGATTGGAGTTGGATGTGGGAAGAGTTTAAACTTCCACAATTAATCCGCCAAACAGTATCAGATCCTAGTGATATGATACCTACTGATTATGATCACACGATCTATGAGATAGAAGGTGACATTCATGATCTGGCTGCTGTTAAAAACTCCGACTTACTTGATAAGAAAGTAGTTAAAAGAAACTCTGAAGCCTCTTTAATAATAAACAAAGATATGTCTATAGACGAAGAATTAGTAGAGTATCTAACTTATATTTTAGAAATTTCACCCGAAAAAATACCGGATATCTTAGGAACTTATAATGATTACGCTGCGAACATTGAAATGGGATAACTGCTTTAGCTACGGTTCTGGTAATGAATTAACACTCAATGATAATACAGTAACACAAATTATTGGCACTAATGGTATGGGGAAGTCCTCTATACCATTGATTATTGAGGAAGCTTTGTATAACAAGAACTCAAAAGGCATAAAGAAAGCAGACATTCCCAACAGATACATAAACGATGGTTATAATATCTATCTTTCATTTACTAAAGATGAGGATAGGTATGAGATAACTATTACCCGAAAGTCTAGTATTAAAGTGAAACTAGAAAAAAATAGTGAAGATATTAGTAGTCATACGGCTACTAATACTTATAAAAGCATTCAAGAAATTATTGGTGTTGACTTTAAAACCTTCTCTCAATTAGTGTACCAGAATACAAATGCAAGCCTGCAGTTTTTAACTGCTACTGATGCTAATCGAAAGAAGTTCTTAATTGACTTATTACACCTAGAGAAGTATGTAGAGTTATTTGAAGTGTTCAAAGAGGCTGCTAGAGAGGCTTATGTCCATACTGCCACGATCACCTCAAGATTAGCAACTATTGAGAAATGGTTAGCCAACAATAAATTGACTGATACCAATATACTTCCTCTGGAAGATTTTGATATTGATACGACTAAAGACGAAGAGTCTTTGCGTCGTTTAACGATAGAGATTCAAAATATCTCTGAAAAAAATAAAAAAATCTCACAAAATAATCAATATAAGACATTGTTGGGATCAATAGATATAGGTGCCATTAACAGTTCACCTGTAACTGATTTAAAGTCCTACGATGGGCTACAATCCCAAGTAGGTAGTTTAAAAGCAGCCGCTACGGGTGCACAGAGGCTTTTAACGAAGCTAAAAGGTTTGGGAGATCATTGCCCTACTTGTGAGCAACCTGTAGACACTTCTTTTAAACAAGAGATGATTGCAGTTGAGCAAGAGGTGTTGGAGACAGCACAGGAAAAAATTGAGGGAATTTACGATGAAATTGAGACCATCAAACGAAGTAACGACATATACGTTAAAAACTCAACTGCAAAAAAAGATTGGGAAGATTTATTTCGCTCTATTGACCAAGCCCTTCCAGCGAGTCCAGTGGATAAAAACGAGCTTGAAGCAAGGGTGGCGAGCATACGAGCTGACCTACTTCAAACTAAAGAGCTTAGACAAAGTATCGCAGATGAGAATGAAAGAAGAACAAAGCAAAACACCCGTATCCAAGTAGTACAGGAACAAACTGAAGAGTTCTTAACACAGTTGAAGCAATGCGAAGTTGAGTTAAAGAACCATAGTAAATTAGAGACTTCCTTAGAGATTCTAAAAAAGTCTTTCAGTACTAACGGGCTACTTGCTTATAAAATTGAAAACCTAGTTAAAGAATTAGAAGAGTTAGCAAATGAGTATTTGGCTGAACTCTCTGACGGCAGGTTCACTCTTGAGTTTATAGTTTCAAATGATAAACTCAATGTACAAATCACAGACAACGGAAATATAGTAGATATTCTAGCCCTTTCTTCAGGAGAATTAGCTAGAGTAAACACCGCCACTCTTATAGCCATTCGCAAGCTAATGAGTAGTATTTCTAAGTCTAGGATAAATGTATTATTCTTGGATGAAGTAATAAATGTATTAGATGATGCAGGACGCGAGAAAATGGTGGAGGTGTTATTAAATGAACCTCTTAATACTTATATAGTATCACATGGTTGGACGCACCCTCTCTTGGAAAAGATTGAGGTGGTCAAGAACGGCAACGTCAGTGGATTGGAGTAAATAGTGAAACATAAAAAATTAATATCGTTATGCCTACTAAGTGCGATAGTAGGTGCAGTAGAATTTTCAGGAAATATAGGATATGCATCAGAGTACCATTATAGAGGCATATTTCAACACGCAGACTCTTTAAATGCGGGGGTTGATATAGAAGCAGGAGGCTTTTCAGCAGGAGTATGGACAGCAGATGTAGGTGATGGAGCTGAAGTAGATTTATACGGCTCTTACTCATGGGAATTAGGCGACCTTACTGCCTCAGCAGGAATGACAGGGTACTACTACACAGGTGATTTTGACGAAACCTATGAAGAAGTAAATCTAGGATTGGATTATAAGTTCCTCTCTGTAGCTCATAGCTATGGTACATGGGACGGAGAAGAAGGTATGGACTATGACTTTACTTCTGTAACAGCTAATTGGAACGGTCTTTATACAACTTATGGAGTATTTGGCAAAGAGTTCGAAGGAGACTACATACAGGCTGGATACGGTCTTGAATGGGCAGGCTTTGATTGGGGAGTATCTTATATCAAACATGATGAGGGAGACTCACTAATTGGCACAGTTAGCAGGTCGTTTTAATGACCAGTAGCAGGCGTAGACAGTGGTGGAATGTAATAAGAGGCGCAGAATTAACAAAGGACTATTGGAGGCATGAATGCGGATATTTAATAATAACTGTATGTAAAGATAACCGATGTGAATCATGCGGATTAAACGAGGAAGAATATGGTAGACTCAAGAGCGAAAGGAGCGAGGGGCGAATATCTAGTACGTGATATGCTTCGAGAGTTTACAGGATTGAAATTCGAGAGAGTCCCAGCCTCTGGGGCTCTTGAGTATTTGAAAGGAGACTTATATGTCCCAAATCAAAGAAATCATTTCTGTATCGAAGTAAAGAACTATAAGGATTCTCCTTTAACAGATAAAATTTTTACACAACCTAAGACGAATAATCTTATACGTTGGTGGAAAAAGATAGTAATACAAGCGGCAGGAGGCGATCAAAAGCCTATGCTATTTTTTAAATATGACCGATCAAAAGTATTTGTAGTAGTAGAACAACGACCCATTAATACTAAAGAGTATCTATATGTTGCGTTCTTAAACTGTTATATATTACTTGCAGAAGATTGGTTAAACCTAGAGAAAGTGGAGTGGATCGGTGGCTTTTAGTTTTTCAGAGCAGATGGAGGGCATGGCAGGACGTACATTAGTTGTTGATGCGTTAAACCTTGCCTTTAGATGGAAACACGCAGGTCGCACAGATTTTAGAAATGATTATGTTGCAACAGTAGTGTCACTAGCAGCCTCTTATAAGTGTAGTAATGTTATTATTACTGCGGATTGGGGTTCTTCTACATATAGAAAAGACATTTTACCTGAGTACAAACAAAATCGTAAAGAAAAGTACGACCAGCAAACAGAAGAAGAGGCGCAAGCCTTTAAAGACTTCTTTGAAGAGTACGAAGAAACATTAGAATTACTAGCAGAAAAGTATACAGTGCTACGTTTTAAAGGTGTAGAGGCAGATGATCTTGCTGCCCACCTAGTTAAACAAAAGACTAAGTATAAACTCGATGAAATATGGCTAATATCAAGTGACCGAGATTGGGACTTATTGATTCAAGAAGGCGTAAGTAGATTCTCTTATGTAACTCGCAAAGAAGTAACTATAGAAAATTGGAGTGAGCACTATAACGTAGCTCCAGAAGAGTATATCTCTTTTAAGTGCTTGACAGGGGATAAAGGCGATAATGTTCCTGGTATCACTGGTATTGGTCCAAAACGAGCTGAACAGCTAATTAAAGACTATGGTGATGCTATGACAATTTATGATAACGTACCTATTCCGGGCCATTATAAGTATATTCAAGAGCTGAATGCGAATGCAGATGTCTTGCTAAAGAATTATGAATTGATGGATTTAGTAACATATTGCGATGATGCAATCGGTAAGGATAATATATCCGAAATACAAGGGAGAATGGTTTAATGGACCAATATCAAAGTTTTATACACAAGAGCAGGTATGCTCGATGGATAGAAAGCGAGGGTCGCAGAGAGACCTGGGAAGAAACAGTAAACCGTTATATTAATTTCTTTAAAGAAAGAGAACAACTTGACGATGAAAGTGGGCAAGAAATCTATGAAGCTATTCATGCTTTAGAGGTTATGCCTTCTATGAGATGTATGATGACGGCAGGGGAAGCACTGAAGCGTGATAACGTGGCAGGTTTTAACTGTAGTTATTTACATATTGATCATCCACGAGCTTTTGATGAGCTTATGTATGTATTGATGTGCGGAACAGGTGTAGGATTTAGTGTTGAGCGTAACTTTATTGCTAAACTACCAGAGGTTGCTGAGAGCTTTCACAAAACAAACTCAGTTATTGTAGTAAGTGATAGTAAACTAGGGTGGGCAAGTGCCTTTCGTGAGTTGATTGCTATGCTTTACGCAGGTAAAATACCAAATTGGGATATGGGTAGAGTTCGTCCAGCAGGAGCCAGGCTTAAAACCTTTGGCGGGCGAGCAAGTGGTCCAGACCCTTTAAATGATTTATTCAACTTCTGTGTAGGGGTATTTACTAAAGCAGCAGGGCGTAAACTAACAAGTATTGAGTGCCATGACGTATGCTGTAAAATTGCCGATATCGTAGTTGTTGGAGGAGTAAGACGTTCTGCTTTAATCAGTTTGTCGAATCTATCCGATAATCGTATGGCAAAAGCTAAGTCTGGACAGTGGTGGGAAGGCGAAGGTCAGAGACGTTTAGCAAACAACTCAGTAGCTTATACCGAAAAGCCAGACTTTGAAGCGTTTTTATCTGAGATGCATACTCTATATGATAGTAAAGCAGGTGAGAGAGGTATCTTTAGTCGTGTTGCCGCTAAGAAAATAGCAGGAAGGAACGGACGAAGAGACGCAGAGCAAGATTTTGGAACAAACCCATGTTCTGAGATTATTCTAAGAAGTAACGAATTCTGTAATCTTTCGGAAGTAGTGGTACGAGAAGACGACGACTTAGATGATCTAATGAGAAAAGTACGTCTTGCTACTATTATTGGTACATTGCAGTCAACCCTTACGGATTTTAGATATCTACGGGTACGTTGGAAAAGAAATACGGAAGAAGAGGCTTTGTTAGGCGTGAGTTTAACAGGTATTATGGATCATTGGTTATTAAGTAAGCCTTCCGCTGATCTCGAAAAGTGGCTTACAGCAATGAAAGGAGTGGCAATTGAAACTAATAAGATATGGGCGGAAAAGCTTGGAGTTAATCAATCTGTGGCTATCACATGCGTTAAACCTAGTGGTACTGTTTCTCAGCTCGTTGATAGTGCTAGTGGTATCCATCCTCGTTTTTCTAAGCATTATATCCGTAGAGTACGGTCAGATCGCAAAGACCCGCTTGCAATCTATATGGACAAAGCAGGATTTCCGGTAGAAAAAGATATAATGAATGATAGTACAGCAGTATTTAGTTTTCCTGTTAAGTCTCCCGAGACATCAGTAACAGTAAAACAAGTAGGAGCTATGGAACAGTTAAAACTATGGAAAGCATATCAAGATTTTTGGTGTGAACATAAACCAAGTGTGACTGTATACTATACAGATAGCGAATTTTTAAAGGTCGCTCAATGGATTTGGGATAATTTTGATACAGTTTCAGGAATTAGTTTACTTCCTACAAGTGATCATATATACCAACAAGCTCCATACGAAGAAATTGATGAAAGTCAATATGAAAAGCTAGTGGCGGCTATGCCACACAATGTGGATTGGGAGAATTTATCTCAATTTGAAGAAGAAGATAACACAACAGGGTCACAAGAACTTGCTTGCGCAGGTGGGGCTTGTGAGATAGTATAATTAGAGGACATTATAATGGAACTAGCAACAAAAAGAAAACCAGAAATTATTACAATGGATGGAATAGATTATCCTTTGGATGAGTTCACAAATAAAGGTAGATACCTTTTAAATCAATGCCGAGATCTAGAGGATCAATTAAATATTGCACGTATGAGGCAAGATCAAATAGATGTAGGTCTACAGGCGTTTACAAGGTTGTTGAAAGAGGAACTAGAAGATCCTACGGAAGACGATGAGTAGTAAAATGAAAAGGGACTGTAAAGTCCCTTTTTTATTATTATGAGATTGTACAAGTTCCAGATGCATTAATAGCAGTAACAAACTCACTGGGTAAATCACCTTCAGAAAATAATCGTAAACCTCCATGTTCTAATAAATAAGTTGAACCTCTTTTAGTTAGTCCTACAGGTATTGGAACACTATGAGTTGCATGTAGATCGTAGGGGTATACAGAACCCAGTGCCTCAGATGCAACAAGATCGGTGAATTTAAAATCAGACGGCCAAGCTGATGCAATAATACTTGGGTCAGAAGTTAGAGATTGTATATACTCCGCAGCAGAACAGAAAACAGGTGCTACATTGGGAGAAGAAGGTCTACTAGAGTACTCAATCCAATGGACAAGTCCAGCATTATCAATCCCTACATAAAGTTCTCCCTCATAGTTTCCTCCCTTCGTTTTAGCCATATCTAGGAATGTAGCTGCAAAGGCCCTGACTGCCGTGTCATCATCACTACTTAAAGTATCAGAAGTAGTATGCCCCATCCAAGAAGTTACAGGCAATACAACTCCCTTGGTCGTAGCTTCTCCACCTAGAGCCCATGTAGAGCTAATAGCCCACTGCCCATTAGCGATAACAAAATAGACACAGGCTTCTGTAACCATATTAGGAATAAAACGTTCAAAGTAATAGTCGTACGCATCTTCTTCACCTAGTCGAGACGTCAGTGTGGCCTCTTCACCCGCCTGAAGAATAATAGCGTTTTGGAAAACAGTTTTAGGCTTTACCACTATAGGTCGTTCTGTACAAGACGTTAAATCTGCAGCAATATTAGCACTGGAACCTTCTAATAAAACAGGAGACGTACGTAATCCTAAGGCACTAATAGCAGCCCTTGTAGCAAACTTATTAGTCTCTAGCTCGGCAGCAGCTACATTAGGCCCTAAATATACAACATCTTCAGGTATTATACTTTCTATAAAAGCAACCCATGGAAGACCATTAATTACATGAGTTATTGAATGCGCAGTAATTGCATCCGTAATCCAAGTACAGTTATCTACAGTCCAATCCACAGCAGGTAAAGGTTCTTTTACTACTCCTACTGCCCCTATAGAAACAGAGTACTCATCTAAAGAGCCTGTTCCTGTCCCCGTAGCTATATAGACATTATGACCAGCATCTGCCAGTAGCTTGGCTTGATAAAAAAATTGCTGATGATACCCAATAATGAGTACGTTCATTTTTTCGCTCTCCTATGGCCTTAAAGGTAAGCATTCTGCTAGACCGTTTCTTAGTTTTGCCATTCTTTTGTGTGTTTTTGAAGCAACTGCTTCAACTTTTAATCGTTCTTTTTCCGGTAATCCGTCTAGTAAAGGGAGTGCTAGTTCAAGTGCATAAGATAGCATCTCATTACCATTCGCCTCTCCTTTTAAAAATACAGGAATATAGTTATGAATTGAGGCTTGACAGCTTAATAATCCATAATCTAAAGCAACATATCCACTTATAGATTTAGCAACTATAGGATCGGACTTATGGTTCATAAATCTAGGCATACGAAGCCTTCTTACTTGCCCTAAAACTCCTTGATCTGAAAGAGGGACCACATCCCACCTACTTGGATTAATTAAAAATACTGATAAATCTATAGCTTTTTTAGTAATTTTATCTTTACCTATTAATCCATAGATATGTTTTTGTCTCTTGTTGTCAGTAAATACTCCTTCACGACTAATAGCAATATGATAATCATCTAATAACTCTGGTCCTGGCATATCTCCTTCTTGTATGTTAAGTATTACTCCGCTTCGTACACACAAGGTTAATTCATTAGTATTATTTAAAGCTGTTGGTATATACCCATCCTTAAAAGGAACTACTTTATATTGCCATCCTGGCATATTTTTGTTTATACTATTTATAGTTAATGCCTCTAAGTTATTACATTTAATTATTAGTATTTTTCGGCAAGACATGAGGCACCTCCGAATATTGTTTAAAAAATGAGTCTATACGTTCCTGAGGGCTCTCAATCGTTGCAGGTATTAACCCCGCGTATTTACTAGATAAAATTGCCTTAAATCTAGGCTCTCTGAGTACGTCATCTACTTCTAATGCTTTATATATAGCTGTATACGTCATCCATACATTGTTATAACCAAAGTGATAAGTCGTTTTACCTTTTGCTAACGCCACCATGCCCATCTCAGAGTTATTACAGTATCCTACAATAGCAGCATTTTCTAGTAACTCATGCCCACTTACTTTTTTGTCAATTACCGCATTTCCCCATCTATGCTTTAAATGTTCAAAAGCAGGAGGAGAAGTAAGAGGATGGCATTTTAACATTGCTCCCTGTTTTACTGCTCTATCTACTTTATCAAAATCTACTACAGTATTTAATATGTTGGTGCCGGGGAGAAAAATTACAAAGTCATGCTTTATGCCTTTCTTTCTAAGTCTGTATTTATCTACGCTATTATCTGCAATTTCCTTAAAAAGCCTTTCTCCTTCTTCCGTAATAGGACCGGATGCAGCTTCTTTCATAGCTTTTTTAGCGTACTTACAACTAGCGACTCTAAGGTATATGAACTGTGTTAGCGTATCAGTATAACAATACCCATGTATTTTGTTGCCTTCGGAAAAATCATACCATATGTCGTATTCAACATTGCATCCTTGTGGGCTTGATGTAGGTATTAATTCTTTTAATTTAATCAAAGAATCAAATTCCTTGCCTCTTAGTACATTTCCTGATTTAAAAAAATGTGCTACTGGATTACCCAGCTCATCTTTATCTGCTAGTTTCTTTAATGCCATTTTTAAGGCTCTCCAGTTCGTCCTCTAATTCTGCTATTCTATCCTCTGTCTCACTAAAATGTTCCATAATAATATCTAAAGCAGTTTCTAACTTGTTATTCAATTCTTCAAAATTCATTAGTCCTCGACCCACTGAGACCCATCCCAGTATCGTGTATTGTGTGCGGATCCGCTAGTTACTTCAGTCTGCGCCCCTGTGGCAGTAAGACGTTCATAAACAACGGTGTTTGTTGCCCTGCTCGTTCCAGTAGCACGGCTAGTGCTTGTAGCTCTGCTAGTACCTGTGAGCTTGCTGGTGCTGCGTGTTGTAACATAACTAGTCGCATAGGATGTAGTAGTAGCTTTACTCGTACCAAATGTGGTAGTTGTATCGAAAGTAGTAGTAGTAGTATGACTAGTAGTATGACTAGTAGTAGTATTATACGTAGTAGTATACGAAGTCGTAGTACTATGTGTAGTAGCATATGTAGTAGTTGTACTTTTAGTAGTATTATACGAAGTCGTAGTAGAGTGGCTAGTGTTATACGTAGTCGTAGTAGAGTGACTTGTATTAAACGCAGTGCTATACGTAGTTGTAGTGTTATGGGTAGTTCCATACGTAGTAGTTATACTCGTACCTCTACTTGTAGCATATGTGGTCGTAGTAGCACGAGTAGTGTTATACGAAGTCGTAGTAGAATGGCTAGTACTATGGCTAGTTGCATACGTAGTGGTCGTACTCTTACTTGTAGAATACGTAGTAGTTGTGCTCCTAGTAGTATTATACGAAGTCGTAGTAGAGTGACTAGTACTATGGCTAGTTGCAAACGTAGTAGTAGTACTCTTACTTGTAGCATATGTAGTCGTCGTATTTCTAGTAGTATTATACGAAGTCGTAGTAGAGTGGCTGGTACCATGACTTGTAGCATATGTGGTTGTAGTACTTCGAGTAGTATTATATGTAGTAGTATGGCTAGTTCCACGACTTGTAGCATATGTGGTTGTAGTACTTCTAGTAGTGTTATACGAAGTCAAAGTTGTTTTAGTTGTCCCCGTAGCATAAGACGTAGTTGTACTTTTACTTGTAGGATATGTAGTAGTACGGCTAGTTCCACGACTTGTAGCATATGTGGTTGTAGTATTTCTACTTGTCGGATATGTAGTAGTTGTACTTTTACTAGTAGCAAACGTAGTAGTATACGAAGTAGTATGGCTAGTTCCAAACGTAGTAGTACGACTAGTTCCACGACTTGTCGGATATGTGGTTGTAGTATTTCTACTTGTCGGATATGTAGTAGTTGTACTTTTACTAGTAGCAAACGTAGTGTTATACGAAGTTACATGGCTCGTTCCAAACGTAGTAGTCCAAGAAGTAGACCTACTTGTAGCAAACGTAGTTGTAGTACTCTTACTAGTTGTAGTATTATACGAAGTTGTAGTATTTTTACTAGTAGCAAACGTAGTAGTCCAAGAAGTAGTCCAAGAAGTATTATACGAAGTTGTAGTACTTTTACTCGTTGTAGTATTGAACGAAGTACTATACGAAGTAGATCTACTAATAGTATAGTATAGCCTAGGAGCCCCTTTCGGCCCATTAAATATTATAGTAGTATACGAGGCATTAGCTGGTCGGCTATAAATTCCAGATGTTGTACCGGAACCGGAGACCGAAACAGAAGAACCCGCCCATTGTGCGTCAAGATTTAGATTCGAACTATTTGTTCTCCAGTACTGGTTAGATGAGTTAAAGCCTGGAGTCGTAGTCCTACTAGTAGTACGACTTGTCAACGTAGAGTAAGAAGTAGTTGTACTCTTACTTGTACCACGACTTGTAGTACGACTTGTAGTACGACTCGTATTAAACGTAGTTGTAGTAGTCTTACTCGTTCCAGTCGCATAGGATGTAGTAGTACTTCGAGTAGTATTATATGAAGTATTACGACTAGTTCCACGACTTGTGTTATACGAAGTAGTATGGCTAGTTCCACGACTTGTATTAAACGTAGTCGTAGTACTTCGAGTAGTATTAAACGTAGTACTTGTACTTCGAGTAGTATTAAACGTAGTAGTCCAAGAAGTAGACCTACTTGTGTCATACGAAGTTACATGGCTAGTTCCACGACTTGTATTAAACGTAGTCGTAGTACTTCGAGTAGTATTAAACGTAGTACTTGTAGAATGACTAGTATTAAACGTAGTATTATATGAAGTAGTCCTACTTGTATTAAACGTGGTCGTAGTACTTTTACTGGTTGTAGTATTATACGAAGTTGTAGTATTATGACTCGTTCCAAACGTAGTAGTTGTAGAGTGACTAGTATTAAACGTAGTATTATACGAAGTTACATGACTTGTAGCAAACGTAGTTGTAGTACTCTTACTTGTATTATACGTTGTATTGTAGCTAGTTGTCGTAGAGTGACTCGTTCCGAACGTAGTACTTGTAGTATGACTAGTATTATAGGTAGTAGTGGTACCCTTAGTTGTATTATATGTAGTATTATAGCTAGTTGTCGTAGCGTGACTAGTACCGAACGTAGTAGTTGTAGAGTGACTAGTATTATAAGTAGTCGTAGTACTCTTAGTTGTATTATACGTTGTATCGTAAGTAGTAGTCGTAGCATGACTCGTTCCAAACGTAGTAGTTGTAGAGTGACTAGTATTAAACGTAGTGTTATACGAAGTTACATGACTAGTACCATAAGAAGTTAGAGTAGTATGGGTTGTATTACGATTCGTAGAGTACGTAGTTGTAGTGCTCTTACTTGTAGCATACGTAGTGGTTGTACTATGGCTAGTTCCGAACGTAGTAGTCGTAGAGTGAGTAGTATTATAAGTAGTTGTAGTAGCATGACTAGTACTATGGCTAGTTTGTGTAGCATATGAAGTAGTATAAGTAGTCGTCGTATCCTTAGTAGTACTTGTAGCCCTAGTAGTGTTGAACGAGGTAGTAGTAGAATGCGAGGTAGTCGAGTCCGTATTATAACTAGTATTATAGGTAGTAGTGGTATCAAAACTAGTCGTAGTATCAAAGGTAGTAGTGGTATCGAATGAAGTAGTAGTACTTCTTGAAGTTTCGTAAATAGCCGTCCACGTAGTAGCAAGTGTGCCGTTATTGTTAACGACTACATAATTCGCAGAATAAAGAGTACCAGCATCTCCTTTTACGAAGATCTGGGAAGGCGTTTTTAGCGTTCCGTTATCATTAACCTTAATAGTTGCCATGATCTACACCACATACCAAACGTGTCCATTAGGAAAACCTGTCGCACTTGAGGGCGCTGTTGCGGTAACCGTTTGTGTTCCTACAGCTTTAGCCGCCGATGTGATTGCACCTGTAATTGTAAGAGCTGCAAAAGTAGGACTGTTACCAGTAGCTACTCCTTGGTTTAAAGCCTTTACTGAAGCTATACTTGTTAATTCCGAATCCATCAAAGCACCCGCTGAAGTTACGTTGGCAGTATCAGTAACATCTGCACTGGCTTCAATAGCATTGAGTTTACTGTGGTCTGCATTAGTGAAGTCATTAGTCGTAAGACCTCCATCACCTACACTATAAGTAGTATCTGTAGAAGAAATGGTACCATTAGCCGCTATTGCTACATTAGTGCCAGCGGTTAGAGCAGCTACTACGTTAGTAGTGTCAGTAACATCTGCATTCGCTTCGACAGCATTGAGTTTACTATGGTCTGCATCAGTAAATACATTGGAATCACTTGCGGCTTCAACGGCTGTTCTTATCTCTGCATCTGTCTGATCTGCAGTTGCACTCGCCTCGATAGCACCTAGTTTGGAATGATCGGCATCCGTGAATGTATTTGAGTTAGATGCAGCTTCAACTGCTGCAGCTATTTGAGCGGCACTTACTGCACCAGTATTACCAGCTACACTTAATACGGCATCTGTTGGGGTGGCGAGTAAGGTGTAGTCGTTCATGGTTCCAGCTGAACCACCGTTATGACAATAAGTTTTATTCTCATCTGAGCGAACTACGATGTCGCCTTCCTGAGCTGTAAGAGCTAGATGAGCTGATTGATTGGCTGCGGTTTGTACTGTTGTTAAAGCGACTGCTGTAACACTAATCGCACCACCTCCAGATATAGCTACACCTGTTCCTGCCGATAATGCTGCAACAACATTTGCAGTATCGGTTACATCGGCTGAAGCTTCAATAGCGTTGAGTTTGCTGTGGTCTGCATCAGTAAATACGTTCGAGTCACTGGCTGCTTCGACAGCTGCCCTTATTTCTGCATCCGTTTGATCAGCCGTTGCACTTGCCTCTATAGCATTAAGCTTGGAGTGGTCGGCATCTGTAAATACATTTGAATTTGTAGCGGCTTCAACGGCTGCTCTTATTTCAGCATCCGTTTGGTCTGCTGTAGCACTAGCTTCGATAGCGTTGAGTTTACTATGGTCTGCATTAGTGAAGTCGTTAGTCGTAAGACCTCCGTCACCGACTGAATAAGTAGTGTTAGTATAGTTACTGGCATGAATTGTTCCTGCACTAGCACCTGTCCAGTCGATATGGCCATCACCAATCGCTGCCACTGCCGCAGTTACAAAAGCCGTAGTAGCTAGTGTAGTATTATTTGTACCACTGTTCTGAGTGGTTGAAGTTAATGTAGAAGCTAATTGTAATACTCCACTAGAGTTTACAACCTCTACTCCACCTACTTCTAGTCCATTTTTGACTCTAAAATTATGATTTGTTGCCACGGTTCACATCTCCCCTAGGCCTGCTTTATTAAGCTAACTTTAATTGTTTGATACAGTATAAGAGATTTGAGGTATTTTGTCAAGCATTATTTTTAATACCTCTATAATTTATACTGCTATTGTCTGTAGAATGACCTTATAGGCCATCGTATCACCAGATGCAGGCGTTACAAGTAGTCTCACATTTGCTCCTGAGATATCTGCGGTAAATGTGGCCTCAGCTGCGGCACCTGTGTATATTGTCCCATACTCTGTAATATTGGCAGTTGAGCCGTCATGAGTAAGTAATAACTCTGTAACATGATAAGTACTGTCTGTAGAGTTTGTTACTTGAATAACGTACTTTGCTGATCTATAAGTTGCTTTTGCAAATGTAATTATAGATTTTTGAGCGGTACTCGTACTAGTAGCTGTGCCGGTTTCTTTAGCTGCTACAGCATCCTTGTTTTTACTTCTTTTTACAGTCCCATCAGAGCTAAGTAGTTCTGCTAGGAGTCTGCCTTTTGATTTAGCCATCTCTATGCCTCCTTAGACTATGATACTGTGTCGGACAACTTTGAAAGCCATGGTATCCCCAGAGGCAGGAGTTGCACGAAGTCTTACGCTTCCTGATGATATATCAGCATCAAAAGTAGCTTCCACTGCTGCACCTGTATGTATAGAACCATATTCAGTTATTTCAGGAGTTGTTCCATTATGAATTAATAGTATTTCTGTTATCTGGTAGGTACTATCTGTCGAATTTGTAATTTGAACCGTATATCTTGCTGATCTAAAAGTCGATGCTGCAAAAGAATTTACTGTAGTGACTGAGGTAGATGTAGTGGTTGCTGTACTTCCACTTATATTTGCCTGAGTATCTATAGTAAGTGCTGTAGTGCCAGCAGAGGATTTATATGCGGAGATTTGAACTAAATCGCCCGTTGTAGCACCCGTAGTTAAAACAACCGAAGTGCCATTAGTTGCAGTATAATCTGCACCTGACCCTTCGTCGAGTAGAATACCATTTAAAAAGACTTGAATTTTAGCAGGGGTGCCGGTGTCGTATGCTAAAGTGGCACTGTACACATCCGATCCCGAAAAAGTAGTTTGATTACTCGTTGCAACATACTCATAGGTTGTGTGAGTAGATGTTAGAGTATCACTAGAAGAGCTTCCACCAATTTCTACAACAGAGTCAGAGCCATCGTTTTTCTTGATGTACATCTTTCCGTCATACGTATTGATGGCTACCTCACCTAAAGCTAAAGCGGACGTAGCAGGAATTGCGCCCTCCGTAGAGGAGCGCTTTAATTTGATCGTTTGTGCCATATGGCCTCCCTAAAACTTGCGTATATACGCTAGAGATTTTTTAATTTTTTTAGAATGTTCCGCCGTCTACGTTGCCTGTATATGCAGAGCCCCAGCTAGAAGCTGTAAGAACGCGAGAGTAAGCAGGCGTATCTCCATCTCCTACTACCCAGTATTTAGCAGACTCATCCCAGTAAAGTTTTGTATTTGTAGAAGTACCCCTTTCTATTTCTAAACCAGCATCTGCTGAAGGAGTTCCTGTTTCATCACTGTTTAATGTCATAATAGCATCGCCAATATTGACAGTATTAGAATTAACAGTAGTAGTTGTGCCGTTTACGGTAAGATTACCAGTAACAATAACGTTACCAGAAGCAGTCATATTAGCTGCAGTGATATCGTCAGAAGTAAGTGTACCGTCTACAGCTACGTTGTTGAATGTTACGTTAGAAGTAGTTGCAACAGCCTGTCCGATAGAAAGAGTAACTTCATTTGCGCTAACAGCACTAGCTACACCAGTTCCACCAGAAATAGTAAAGGTTTCTCCACCGGCTATAGCATCTGCAGTTCCTGAGTCTGCCGCAGCAGTCCAAGAAGTTGCTATGGCTGAAGTAGATATTGCAGTAACAAGACCTTTTGCGTTAACAGTAACTACTGGTACAGCAGTGGTAGAACCAAACTGCCCTACATTACTGTTAACAGTAGCAAGAGTACCTGCTGCAGTTACATTACCAGAACCGTCAAAAGAAGGTGAAGTATATGCTAAGTCGCCTGTGATTGCAATAGTTCTTCCTGAGGCAAAAGCTGTTGCTGTTGTAGCGTTACCAGAAGTATTCTGAGTACCTGATGCATTAACACCAGGAAGGTTAATATTAGCAGAACCGTCAAATGATACTCCACCAATAGTACGTGCAGTCTCAAGAGCAGTAGCAGTATCAGCATTACCAGAAGTATCTTGGGTACCTGCCGCATTAACACCAGGAAGGTTAATATTAGCAGAACCATCGAAAGATACTCCACCGATAGTGCGTGCAGTTGCAAGTACTGTTGCTGAACCAGCATTACCAGTAGCAGTTCCTGCACTTCCTGTTACGTTACCTGTTACATTACCTGTTAAATTTGCTGTAATAGTACCGGCTGTAAAATTACCGGAACCATCTCGAAGGACTATCTTACTTGCAGTATTTGCTGCGGTTGCGCCTGCAATAATGTCAGTATAATACTTACCACCGATTGCATCTATATCACCAGAAGCACCTCCTGGTCTACCAACAAATAATTTATTACTATTTGATGAATACGCTAACTCTCCATTCGCGAGCGAAGTAGGGGTTGAAGTACTAGAACTTCTTTTGATTAAAATTGTTTGAGCCATTGAGGGTCTCCGTTAGCCTTAAAAGGCTCCTGCGTCAAGAAGGTCGTCGGTATTTGTGACTACTAAATTAGTCCATGCAAATACTCCTGAGCTTATTTCGCGATATATTTTCATTTCATTTTCAGTGGTATCGTACCATGTGTCGCCTTCTTGAACATTTGTTCCGGTTGGCGTATCCGAAGTACGAAAGTCTTGATCTGCAAGTTGTTCTAAAGCTGTCTGAACATTTGTTGCTGTAATAGTCCCGTGGGGTGTAAAAGGCAAGGACCCGGCAGAAGTAGCTGCCCCTAAAGCAAGAGTACTACTTTCTATAGTAGTAGTACTCTCTGTAATATCGACACCGTTAACAACGGGAGTTAGTGCTATACTTATCGTCATTATCTAGTTATCTCCCTAGTCACTTCCACAGTACCTTGAATTAGTCTAGTAACTGTTGCATCTGAGGCTGTATATACTTCCATATCATAATAAAAGGTTCCCGCAGTTAAAGCAGAAGAAGTAGCTGCATTTAGTGACATAACTATTGTTCCTGCCGTAGGAGGGGATTCAACAGTACATGTAAAAGTTGCGGCTACTGACGTAGTATTTTTTGACGAACGCATCTGAGCCCGAGCACTAAAGCCCGATAAGTCTTTTACTGTTCCGTCTTCTTTGATAACCATTGAAACCGCAAAGTCGGAACCTTGGTCAATAACTAGGTTGTATCGGGCTGCACTCATTTCATTTTCTCCATTACAGAATTATAGCTATTTTGGGTTGTTATGTCAAGTTTTATTTTTTTCATGGTATTTATCCTAGGTATCCAATGCGTACTCGTAATGCTGAAGCATCTCGTATGTCTATTCTAGAATTTCCGCTATTATAGTCCATAAAAATACCTGCACTACCAGTACTATTATTAGAAATTTGCATTTGTTCTGCTCTAACAGCATCAGCATTTATTTCACTTGCTGTTACAGCATTAGCAGCTATCTCACTTGCTGTAACAGCATTAGCAGCTATCTCATTGGCAGTAACAGCATTAGCGGCTATCTCATTGGCAGTAACAGCATTAGCAGCTATCTCATTGGCAGTAATAGCATTAGCAGCTATCTCATTGGCAGTAATAGCATTAGCAGCTATCTCATTCGCTGTAATAGCATTTGCATTTATTTCGTTTGCTGTAATAGCATTTGCATTTATTTCGTTTGCTGTAATAGTATTTGCAGCTATCTCATTAGCAGTAATACTGTTTGCTGTAATATCTAATTGACCTTGGGAATCAACAGTTACGGGTCCGGTAAAGGTAAGAGTTGCTGTATTTGCTCCCGTTATATGTCCGTCATCGTGGCTGACAGCAGATAATAGTGTTACTGTCTGATCTCCGTTTCCATCCGTTCCTATAGGGCTTAGTGTGCCTGCAGGACTTGCGAAACCGCCTGATACATCGTCATGATTAAACGTTGTTCCGGATAGACTAATATTAGTACCGCCTGTATAAGTAGTATTAGTATAGTTACCTGTATGGATATTCGTAGAACCTTGATCTGCAGTCCAGTCTATATGTTCGTTTGATATAAAACCAGTTAAGTCATCATGAGTAAAATCACTACTAGTATAAGTGGTGTTAGTGGAAGAAATAGTAACAACACCATTAGACTCTGCTAATGTTACATTAGTGCCCTTTTTAAGCATTAAATCTTCTGTGGAGGTCAGAGTATTATTAGCAGAGCCATTACCACTAGTATCAACCTTTATTGTTCTAAATGTATTAGTGTTATCACTAGCAGGAATAGTAATTGTCTTGGTTTCTACACCTGTTATATGCCCTTGAGAGTTGGAACTAACTCCTCCTATAGCTGTAAAAGTACTTCCATATCCAGGAGCTGCAGTAGACGTTGTATTACTTCGAGAAATATTATCATGATTAATAGTTAAAGTCTCATTACTGGATTGATTAGCTGTAAAGTTTCCTCCACCTCCCAAAGCGGTCCCTGCCGATATTGTTAGAGTAGCATTATTAACTGTAGCTTCTGCGGGCAAAGTAATTGTTTTAAGATTTGCAGCAGTAATATGTCCTTGTGTATTAGTAGTAACACTATCTACTGCTGTAAACGTGCTCCCATGAGCAGGACTTGCGGAACTAGTAGTATCAGTGCGACTTGTGTTATCATGATTAAATGTTATGGTTTCATTACTCGACTGGTTTACGGTAATGGCTCCTCCACCGCCCAAATACGTACCGGCAGAGAAAGTTATTGTAGCATCATTTGCAGCTGCACCAGCAGGCATAGTAATTGTTTTAACATTTATACCTGTTACATGGCCTTGTGAATTAGTAGTAACACTGTCTACAGCCGTAAAAGTTGAACCTGCAGAAGGAGAAGCACTACTAGTTGCATCACTTCTTGATATATTAGAATGAGATATAGTAGCCTGAGCACCTGAGGCTGATACATCTAAAGCAGTGGTACAGTTCAGTATACCGGCAGAACTTAGTCGAGTAGTTCCATCTTCTTTAACAGTAATAGTAGCATTTACATCAGCAGAACCCCCTGAAATAGAAGCTCCAGAAATAGTAGCTCCAGAAATAGTTACATTTGAACCGTCCCATAGAATATACTCATTTGCATCTCCAAAAACAAATTTTCCTGCAGTTAGATCAATAAAAGCACCATTCTCATCCCCAGAGGGCGCAGCATTTGCATCTGGAATATAATCAGTTACATTACTTCGCATAGTACCTGCTGTAATACTTCCAAGATTTGCTGAGATAGCAGATACACTAGATACGTTTATCTGATCTTCGCCCACAGCATTATCGGCAATTTCATCATTACCAACAGAATCAGGGCCCATCTCGTCATTAGTGACACCACCTGCTTCGATATAGTCTCCTGCAGGTTTAAGCATTGCATCAATTTGTGAATAAGTTTCTGCCAACACTAAACCACTAGAAGTTTTATAAACTCTAGCAATTATTACATCATTGGTGTAGTCAATACGAATATTTGGAATAAAACCTGAAACACTACTATGTGCAGTATCGGTAGCTACTTCTAAATATAGTACAGTGTTGCTCTCTACTGCAGCAACTCTTATTTCTTCACTACCGAGTTTTAAAACATCTCCTTGTTCAATTTGGGTAGTAAATGCTGTACCTGATCCCGTAACTTTTGAAGATTCTGCTGCTTTAGTAAATGTACCAGTTAAAGCACTTCCAAACCTATTAGTAGTATTACCCGTACCTGTATCATACCAATGAGCAGTACCTGACCCTGTAGGTTTGTAGTATTTTAAAAGTTTAAATCTATCAGTAGCATCACTAAAATCCATTAGTATATAAGCATGTTCTACAATGAATTCTCCTTCACTGTTTCTGTCACTTTCTGACCATGTTATATTTGGCAAATCACTGCAATCTTGCTGCCATGCTGTAGCGGTTGTATTTGTATTATTTACCCAAGAAGAATCGCTTCCTGGGTGCTTAATTCCATACCCAGATCTTTTTGCTTTAAAAGTGTTTCCGTCAACAGTATAGCCTACTGTTGTAGTACCAGCAACCGGTACGTCATCTACTAGTCTAGGAATATCTCTGTCTTTATGATTATTACTAACGTGTACTTTTATAATTACTGGCTCAGAAACATTATTCAGAGTATTAATTACTCTTACTGCAACACTATAAGTTCCAACTGTTAGATTTCGAAGAAGAATGCTGGTTGTATTAGGATCCATAACTCTTATAGGATTTTTTACTTTATCAAAATTATGAACAATTTCATATCCTGATAAATGTTCATACGTACCCAGTACTTCTCCGACATTCGTAGGAGGAGTCCAAGAAATTCGCAGAGCCCCTCCTCTTCCAGCAAACTCTGGTGTATTTCGCGACCTAACGTCTTTTACGGGAGGCACGGTATCGAGAGACCTAACAGCAGGATAAACTGTATCTGCTACAAACGTAGTAAAATCTTCATCGACTGCTGCAAATTTTTCATCATAATGCTCTACTGCAGTAAAAGAGTATTCACTATTTGCACCTTGAGAAACAGCAAGGACTTTGTATTGTTTTGCAGATCCTTTAACTTCTGAGCCTCCAGCAGTAGTTTCCGTAAGAACCCACATAGCCTCTGCATTCGGTACTTCACTAAATGCAGACTGTACAGTTATAGTATTTGTAGTCCCTGAAGATGTAGTTACAGTTTCAGTTTCTATTCTATGAGTATCTGCCCAGTTAAGAATTAAAGCGTCTGTTCCACCTGAAGTTGCTTTTGCGTTTACAGCTTTTTCTTCAGTATTAATATCTTGAAGAGTATAAGTCCCGTTTCCATTACTGTCTATATAAGCTTGTTTTATTAAATCGCCTTTAGCATAAACTGTACCATTAATAGTTACAGTCTCTGTGGCAAATGCACCAGGTTGGTCGAATATAACACTTAGTGTATAAGTACTGCCCGCAGCTAAAGTAACAGAACTATCTAAAGGTATAGAACTAACAGATCTAGTTGTTCCAGAATTTGATATTCTTCCTCCATATCTTGTGGCGTAACGATCAGCATCCTGAACATTTATAATATCCCCCGGCAATATAAAGGAAGAATTAAGAGAACTTTTAAACGATACAATCTCTCTTTGATTGGCCGCAGTCCACAGCTTCCATCGTCCATAACGCAGAGCTTGGCCTTCGGTAATAGCCCCCATAGCTACAGAATCTTGACTTATAATTTTTCCTGTCTCTGCTATATTTTTTCTATCTTCTACCAACAAAGGAGAAGCCTTGTAGTTTGCATCAGGGTCAATCCAAGAAACTACACATTGATTTATTCGAGTTTTACTACCTGTACCTTCGTAGCTAAAGGCTCCATCTATCACGTTGGCTTTAGTAAAAGTATACACAGGCCCGCTAGGAGCATCTATTATAGGAGATACTTGTCCATCAAAGTAATAAACCATGCTTCTAAATACTGTTGCTATATCTTTTACTACTTTATAAGCATCTGCTTGTTTTTGGAAATATAAATTACAAGTAAAACGAGGCTCTGTACCACCCTTACCGTCGTCTACTAGTTCGTCACAATATCTCGCAATACGATACAGCATGTATTTATCAATATGTTCTTCTTGTAAAAAGTCTCCTAAACCATACCGATTATTAGTAAGTATATCGTAAAAGACCCAAGCAGGATTATTTGTATAAACAGCAAAACGTCGAAATGCTCCGTCCCAGTCTTGATATGTCGAAGTTACTACTCCTGTAGACACATTTCGAGTATATGTTGATACACCTGCATTTTCTTCTCGTGTTACGTAGTTAGAAGGTACTTTTACTTTTAACCCTCTGGCATGATAGCCTCTTTTTGGCATTCCTTGAAACTGTTGCGACGTAAAACCTACTTTTGCCATGGCACAGTAGGGGTGGCTAAGTTTGTCTTTTATTACACAAGTAGTATTAGTTATACTCGCTGCGGATATACCCTGCCAGTCATGGTAAGTCTCGCCTTTAGATTTGTATCCCGGCCCTGTATGATTACTCATTCTTTTTATAGTTAATTTAAAGTCTATAAAAGGACGATACTGTTGTAGATCTATTTTCTGTACAAATGTAACTGCATTTACATACTCTCCTGAATGTAATACTTCTCTATTTAAAATATCTGTATTTTCAAAAGAACTTTGTCCAGGTCTCTTCACCTCAAAGGTTATAGAATATTGTGTATAAGTAGGTTGATTATTGCCTTTTCCACTAACCGCGTAATGCCCGCTTCCATATGCCCAAGTAAACCGTGCTTCATCGACTTCTTGTATTTGAGCCGCACTTAAGTTAAAACCAGCACTGGAGCTTCCTACAAGCACTTTTGCTGCTTGAGTGCCGTCTCCGTATCCAGAAGTTTGTTCTATTGTTCCTCCTGCACTCGGACTATTACTTATTGAAGTAGATCCATGACCTCCAATATCTATAAAAGGTTCTTGGCTTTTAGTACCTACTCTGAATTGAGTTGTTAGTGCTTCGTAGTTTGCAACTTGGGTCTGCGTAACAGTATCTACATCCTCAACTATAGTTCCTGTTACGTCATATTTGTAGGAACCTGTGGTACCTGCCCATGCACTTGCCAAAGTAACTGTTGAGCCAGAAATACTAGAAATCTCTATAACTCTATCTACTTCTAAACTATACGTTCCAGAAGGCTTCCAAGTACCTCCACCTCCGCCGGAGCCTACCGTAAAAGTAGCTACTGTAGTATCGGTACGCCTAGATATAAACCCTTGTCCGTGCCCTTCGTTGTCCTCTCCATCACTATCGCTTGTAGTTACTAATGTACAAGGTACGTAAGATAAGATACTCGAAATAGAAGATACCATTGCAGTAGTAAAGAAAGAGCTACCTGCTGTTAAAGTACAATGGATCGCTGCATCAATACTAGACACTCTTGGATTTGTAGCTGTAACATTAATGCTACCATAGCCCTTTTTAACTACAAGGTACTTTTTACCGTTATCGGCTAATACAATAGATCCATCTGATATTGTGGCAGTAGTTGAATTATTGGTTAAAGATATAGTTGCTTTACTAAGTCTAGCGGAAGTTGCTGCTTGTGAAAGAGGGGCCGCTCTATCATCATTTAAATATATGGAGGCTTGTCCGTCTACTAAACCTTGAATCGGTCCTTCAGATATTAAATCCGTGACAGAAATGGTTTGACGTTGTTGTCCACCTACGTGTGAATTGTACGATTCTAGGTACTCTTGATATCCTTTTGGTCCAGCTGGCATTCTTATAATCTCCTAAATTATGGCTCTTTGTATGATGCGGCTTCTTCCGGTACATCGAAGATTTGGCCTGCGCTTGTTGTGCCTCCGCTTCCAGACGGTATAACATTATTACTGCCTGTTCTTCCTCCATTACGTACATCTACAGCTATAGGTCTTCCAGGCACTCGGAGTTCTCCATATAGTAAGGGTACAGGATCACCCTCTACTTGATTACTTGCTCCTCCTGAAAATATGTAATTAGTAGGGTTATCTTGATCAACTGCAGGGTCAGGAGCCATGAGCTGTTGTATACCCATTATAGCTAAGTTTGTTCCCATCATGAACCCTGCTATGGCGGCTTGTTGTCCAATAGTCAAAGCCGCGCCCTCTCCCATTGCTGCCAGAGCACCTGTTTTGCCGAACACTAGGGGACCTAACCAAACTATCAATATGACTGCCGCTATAATTTTTGCTACGCCAGACTTTGAGCCTGCAGGAGCAATAGCAAGAGTAATATCACCTTCTTTCAAAGGTAGTAGTAGATCTTCTTGATCAATCTGTTCTCCTGCAGTCTCTACAATAAACCCAATGTCTTCTTCATGACATTTTCGCAGGTAGGGTAGAAAATCAGGACGATTTGCGTTTATACACCTAAAAACATCTCTGTAATTGTCTGTATGTACGGTGAACTTATTCCCGAAACGCTCGCCTAAATCTCCTTGCAGGTAAACACTATGTTGCATATCTATAAACTCCAGTTATATACTTTTTCCAAAAAGGGTATAAATTTTCTCGGCATGATAGCCTATTTTCTGCATGATGGTAGAGTAAGTCTTCTCCGAGATATACTCCGCAATGGTTGCCTACACTTGCTCTTATTGTAAAAATAAGTAGATCACCTTTTTGCATATTTCCTTCAACTTTTTCAAAACCCCAAGTAGCTATGTACTCATCGGTAAAATAATCTAGACCTTTCTCCCACCAGTCATCTTCAAAGAGAGGGCGGGAAGGTATATCTAAACCTTTTGTAATATAGTAATCTCTTGCCGCTGAAAAACAATCATTTACTCCAAACTCGTAATCTCTACCATACAATGTAGGAGCAGGCAAGCCTTCAGGCTGTACAATATTTAACTCCATATCAGGATAATTAAATATGTAATATGGTATTCCAGTAGCATTGCAATATTTAATATCTGTTTCAGAAGGCTCATTGCTTGCATCTGGATGACTATGTACTATTGCTGTTATATCTCCTCTATGCGATATATCTATATACTGCTTCGAAGATATTACAAAGTCGTCCTCTTCTGTGGCTACATTATCACAAGGAAACCATTTTAGACTTCCCTTTATTACTGCTAGTACTCCACAACCTTCTCGAGGGTACTCTTTTTCAAAATGCTCTTGCATTTCATCTAAAAATTGCATCATAATTAAAACTTCAATGTGCCAGGGAATGATCCGAACGGTAAAGTTGCGGCTGTGTTTTTATCTGATTTAGGCGCTTCATTGTTTGCTGAGTCAGCAACGGGAATAAAACCAAACCTACATTTACATGATTGCATAGTTTTTCCACAAAGATCCTCTCTTTCCCAATAACTACTTTTATAACGTAGCGTATCTGTTGCAGGGGCTGGAGGGACTATAGCTGCTGAAGAAGTATGTGCCTGTATACATTTCCAAATAGTTTTTTCACCAGTAGCTCCATGTCTTACTCTATCACCCTTAGCGTAGGAAGTACTAGTAACCCAGTCATCCCACAAGAAAACTTCTTTCCAGTAACTAGAAGTACTTGAAGGTGTCTGATTCGTATGAGCAATTAAACATTGCCAGTTTTTACTGTTGTGTGTAACATAACTAGAAGTTGTATACGCAGTTGAACTACTATGTGCAATAGAGCCGCTAGGTAAAGCGTCAAGTAAAGGCGAATCATCTATATTAAAGTAGGGATTGTGTGTATAATCTCCGTACTGAACAGCACTATCAGCCGCCCAACTACAACCATCTTGTTGATACTTCCAGCTACAATATTTTCCAACTACTACTCTACGAGGTAGTTTTATGTTCTCTAAATCGAAAGGCATTGCTACTTCTAATACAAGTGCTATATTAGACTCTGAAGCTATTCTATCAATTATATATTCTTGCTTGCGAAATTCTATAGGAGGAGTTGCATCACCAGACTCTCCATATAAATATTTCTTTAATGTTTGTCTTCGTATTATTTTACAATCAACCAAGTCATCGTTATTAAAGTCTCCGAGCTGTTCTGCGAATAACCCGCCCAGGTTTGCAATAGTTAAAGAAGGTCTTGAGGAAGCTCCATCGGCTTGTAGGTCTAGGCCGTCTATAATTATTGGGAATGGAATATATTCTCTTTCAGTATAAGGACTAGTACTTTCTCTGAAGTAAATATTCGTTAGATCGTCGTCCACACCGGGATGAAACCGCAAAACTGTACCATTTGGCAAAGTTATTTCAAATAGATCTATTAGACCAGAATCAATTTCTTGCGTCTGTGCATCAGTTGCAATTAAATTTGTCATGCCTCAAAAACTCTCTTTAATGTTAGGGAAAGACTATAAAAATTGTCATAGTCATAAACTACAGAATAATCTGTAGATACTACCTTTACGTCTCTTTCGCCGGTACGAGTAGTATTATTTGTGTCTGGCAAAGTAAGTGTAAACTTTGTTACCCCTGCTTTTGTGTCTAAGAAAGAGACTATATCATCAATATCTGCTTTCGGTCTTGTTGCAAAATTTAAAGTGTAAGACTCTTCTAAATTATTAATGCCGTCCACAATACGCTGTTCGTAACCATCTCCAAATTTTGCAGTACGCATTCTCGGAGTGCTACTCTTTGTCATTGCTTTATCAGGCGTTGCATATGTAGTGCCTGTGTATATAAAACCTATTGCCATTATGCTACTCCATACGGATTAAGTATTCCGCCTGATCTTTTTTGATTTTGCAGTTCTACTTGTACAGCCTTGGCGATAGAATTGCCAAGTTTATCCATATCTGGGCCAGTACTTCCTTCTCTGCTGGTTTGTCCGTCTGTTGATACGTTTACTACAATATTATTATTTGTTGCGCCACTGTCCTTCATTTCTACTGGGATTGATCTTCCGTTTGGTAGAGGAACAACTGCTTCAGTTCCGTGAAGCATTGCAGGATATCCTGAAGTAGAACCTCTTGCAACTCCACCAGCAGCGTAACCTTGCATTCTCTTACCTTGGGAAAAAACTCCTCCATTACGAGGTCCGTTACTCAATAAAGAATTGGGTTGGTGCATAAAACCCCCCATCGAACTTGGGACCATGGAAGAGCTGCTACCAAGACTGCTGGCTTGTGGGGCCGCCATTGGCATCGGTCCGGTAAAAAAGGACATAAGCATTCTCATAACCATCATTTGGATAATCATTTGAGAAATTTGAGACAATATACTTATTGCCATGCTTGCAAAAGCTTGCTTAGCACTAGCAGTACCTGTCACAATAGACTGGAAGGCGTTATTCATTGCACCCGCTATGCCGTCAAAAAGTGCTTGTTTTTGCTCGGCCATTTTATTAAGCAGTGTTTGTGCTTGTATTTCTGCATATAAAAAGGCTTGTTCCTGTTCGTTATAGTGTATGTTTTGTGATTTTAATTCATTCATTTTAATATTAAAAGCTGTCATAGCAGGATTCATGGATATAGACTCTGCTTTTAATCGTGCTGATTCTGTATCTGCTTTAACATTTAACATTGCTATTGCATATCTATCATTATAAAGGGCTATTTCTTGCTTTATAAGAGCTAATCCAGCACGTGCACCTTCTTGAGCTGCGCTAGCTGCATTTATCTGGGCTTGAGAAGAGGTTGCATCGCCTGTTCTGGTCGAAAGATTAGTATTTGCATCTTCGAGAGCCCTTTTTGCTGTTGCTAGTCGTTTTTGTTGGTCATCTTTTATGGCTATATGCTCTTCATTAACTCTTGCTTGTCCATATGTACCTGTACCGCCTGCTCTAATCTTTGCCAATCTAAGAGCTGACATAGTTTGAGCTTTAGTGAAAGTAAGCATCTCTCTTTGTTGTTCCAATAGCTGACCTTGTATTGCTAATTCGTTGATTGCTATATTATTTTTGGCTATTCCTAAGTCTCGCAAGTATTCTGCCTGTGTTACTTTTATTTCGTTGGCATCGATATTTTCATTTATAACTCTTAGCTCTTCCTTCTGTGCCTCAGTAAGATTAACTTTCTGCTTTCCTTCTTCATCAAGATAGATACCCTTCTTAGCCATAAGTACTTCCTGTGCCAGTAATTCATCATTAACAGAAGCTCGTAGAACCAAGTTTTTTGCCATTATGTTCTGCATCTTATCTTGTATAGTTACACCTACGGTTTGAAACTTTATAGAGTCTTTTGCGGCTGTGCTTTGCTCTGACTCTAGCCTAGTAATCTCTGCTTTCCTTGTCGCAAGATTCTTATTAAACGCTTCTAGGTTTTTTGTTTTTTCTCCCATTTTTTCTGTACTAGCAATGTCGCCTTCAAGCTGCTTGCTTAACCTTTCTCTCTCCTTGTATGTCTCCCTATAAACGTCGAACATTTCTGTATCAATAACATCAGCACCGAACGACTCGATTAGGTGATCAGCACCTGCTAAAGCTTGTTTATTATCAAACTTATACGTGTTTAACTCGCTAGCTTGACGGCTGTTTTCTCTTTTAAGACCTTTAAAGGCGATTTTCTGTGCTTTAATTACTTCTTCTACATTAGTTATTAAAGCAGACGCAAAAGGTTTTTTCATAGTACCAGTAAGTTTTGTAAATTCCGTATCCATAGAATTAATTTTAGAAGGAAGCTTTTCAAGTGTCATAGCTAAGTTTTGTATATCATTCGAAATGTTAATATATTCTTTTGCTGCATCAGCAGTTATTATCTCTCCTTTCTGTAAACTACGGTGTAGGCCGAAAAACCCGCGATCTAGGTGTGCAGCTGCGTGAGCTGTCATATCTAACCTGTTAAACAACTTCTTATACTCGCGAGACCCTTTATCAGTACGTTTAGCCAACATGTTCATATCTGTTATTAGCGCACCAACGTCTAAACTTGCAGTAGCCTTGCCCCTAGTTTGTATCATCTCTGCGGAATTAAGCATACTATAGTCTTTCATAACCTCAACAGTACGCTCCAACTCCAGCCTTAGCGTTTCGTATTTTTCGGTTAAGTTTTCGGTATCTTTAGCTAGTTTCTTGGCGGCTTCACTAGTAGGGAATATTGCCTCTTTAATCATTTTAAAGCCATCATAAGCTATGGATAACATAGAGAGCCAAAAGAATGCTTTTCCTAGGACCTTACCTGCTGAAGCTGCTGCAGAACCCAGTTTTGCAAAAGCTACTGTTGCACCAGCAGCCATAGAGGTTAATTGCATTGAAAAACTTTTTACAGCAAATTGGCCTTTCTTCATATGGAAATTAAATTCTGTCATGCCCTTTTTATGTATCGCGCCTCTTATTTCGTAACTCCTTTTTAGATCCGCAACTTGTTGGGCATTCATATTTCTTAAAATACCGGTTCTTTTCTTTGCTGAAGTTCTTATTTGCTCGTCGGCATGAGCAAGGGCTTTTTTCGCAGCTGCTCTTGATTTTTTAGAAGAAGAATCTCCTCTTAAATAGTCTAAGGCTCCTGCTCCAGATTTAGTGCCTCCTGAGGTACCTTTTAGTATATTTGATGCGTTTTGTTTGGCTGCTTTGTGAGAATCCATTTGCGCGGTTTTTAATTTTTCATAGCTCCTTTTTGTTCTTTCAAGCCTTAGTTGCACAGCTTTTTGATCTCTTTTTACCTGTGCAGCAGTAGCTTGGCTAGACTCTTTCCAGGCCGTCATACTTGGAAGAACTTGCTTAAGTAATCCACCTGCAAATAAAGCTACTGCTCCTGACAATGCGAGCATGTTATTCGCTAAAAAACTTGCTGTTGCGGCAAGAGGTCCAGATATTCCTGATTTTATTGTATTAATTATATCATCAAACGATTTTGCAAACTGGTTTAAAGCGAAAGCAGTTGGATCCATCATTTTTTCCATGGCCCCAAACTTACGTTCCGCCTGCTCTAGTACTTCATTAGCCACTGCTTGGCTTCGTTCGAATTCATTTAAATCTCCTGCCGACTTTCCTATTACTAACCCGTATTTGCGAGTAGCATTTTCCAAACGAAGTATAATACCTAATTCATCAAGTAGTTCAGGCTCTGCTTTGGTAACACCTCTTATCAGTCTATCGAAAGAGTCTCCTAAATCTCTTCCCAAGGCTATAGACGCATTTTTTGCTGCTGCACCTAATCTAGCTAACTGGTCAGGACTTATACCAGAAGCTGTACCAATAGCTGCAGCTTTTGCTGCTTCTGCATACTTTAACTGTCCATTAGTAGCATTTACTAAAGAGTCGGATATTGTTTTATAGGCTACACCAGTTACTGCACCCATTGCTTTTTGACCTTCTAGTAGATTAGTGAAATCCATTGCGGATTTTAAAAAGTTAAAAGCGGCTGAAACGGCAAAAGCAGTGGCAGCTAGAGTTGCATAAACCCCTACTAGACCTCCTGCTCCTTGTGCCATTTTAGAAAAGTTTTTACTTGCCCCAGAAGATGCCTGTGCGGCACCTTTAATATTACGATCAGCTGTACGAGAGGAATCACCCAGGTTGTCAAGGTTCTTGGCTGTTTTTTTAGATTCTACTCCGAGCTTTTTAGTGCCGCCCTTATCATTAACTTCTACATCAAGAATAATTTTATTTTTTGCCATTAGCCCTTCACGTTATGGGTGTACTTCTTTCCACCGCCTGCAGATTTACGCTCTGCTGCTTTTTTCTGCTTTTCTGATTTATCCATCCTATGCGCTACTACTATACCTTCCCACATCTTCATTAGGTATAGCATGGTTTTAGGATCTTCTACTTCATAGAGATTAAACAAGTATTCTATATTTGTCCAACTTTTACCCAAGTAGGAACCCGACATACCATCCCAGTTATCTTCGAGAAACCCAAATATAAAAAATGCCACTTGGACTTCAGAAGGTAAATCTGAAACCACTAGCGGCATCTTATCGGGGTCTGGCTCTTCTCCTAACTGTTCACAGATATTCAAATATCTATCCATGTCAATTTGATCTGATTGTTTTACGTATTTTTCAAGCAGACCTCGTATTTCGTCTACTTGTTTCCAGTAAAATTTTCGAGATCACTCACAGTCTCAGTAACCCAAGTGTCAAAATCACTTGCATTTCTCATAAGTAATTCTGAGTTATCCTGTGTAAACGGAAGTACGTCTTCGGGGTCAAGAGCAGAAACATCTACCAATAGAAGCTCTTCTAGGTACTTATATTTTAAGCCTGACCATCCTTTGATTACTGCTTTACAATATTCTACTAAGAACTTTTCTTCATCTAAACTTTCTTCTGGTTGATGAGTTTTTTTATTCCATTTGCTAGAAATACATCTTTTACGAAGTTTTACTAACTCTTCTCTGGCTAAATAACAGAGATCTACTGTCATGCCCTTATGTCCAGGGAAGTCTATTGTTACGGTTTTACTAGAGGTCATAAGACTCGCTAGTGAAATAGGTGTATCTGTCATGTTTTAATCCTTGTTATTAAATAGTGTGACTAAAGAGAAAGTAACTAATATGTGTTCTTTCATTTCTTATTACATAGTATAGGGGAAACAGACATAAAAGTCAAGAACTATTTTTGAGTAGGGGTACGAAAAAAGAGGGCCGAAGCCCCCTTTTTAGCGTACTTACAGACTAACTTATTATGCAGGTACTGGTCCAACATACACAATCGTTGCTTCATCTGCGCCACCGATAGTGGACGGAAGAGCGTGGAAGGTAGTCTCAAGAGAGATAACATCTTCGATAGAGTGTGTAGGAATTTCCAAGTGACAAGTTGGTAAAGTAACTTTCATAGTTGGAGATGCAGTTCCTCCAATATCAAATACTAAGTTAAAGTCATTTGTAATTGTTTCATCAGATTCGATTAAATCTTCCCAAAGATCTGCACTTCCAGCAGTACTATTACTTAAGTAGCAAGTAAAGCTTCCACCAATATTACGAGTTCCAGTTACATGACCAATAGGCTGGTTAATAACACCTAAAGTTTCAGGAGTAAGGAAAGTAATATTGTTTTCAAAGTTAAGGCTACCACCAGTTAGCGTCAAGGTATAAGTGCCTACAATATCTTCAGCTGTTGTTGCAGTTGCTGTTAATGTGGTTAGACGGTTACGAATAAAGTTATTTGTAGCATCGTATCCTTCATTAATAGTTACAGTAGGTAACGCGGTTACTTCAGTGATCATCGAAGCAAAACCAGCCCAGTTAATAGTACTGATGCCGTCAAGATCAAAATCAATACCTGCTGAGTTAACTACTGCTCCGTCTAGTTTATAAATAGTATGAGTACCTGAAACAAAAGTTCCTTGTCCCATTACAAAGTAAATGTCTAAAACTTTAAGATTTGAAACATTTGAACCACCGAAACCAATAGTCAAACCAGAAGTAGTACTTTGAACATTAGTCCCTGCCCACTCTGCTTCAGTTGTACTTGCAGATTTTGTGAATACGTCATTTGCTACTAAAGCAGCCCATAGCGCCTCTTCGACACAGTGTATATGTGCATCACAACCTGTATTTTCCCATACAGTACCGCTCCCAGGTGCTGATGTAAAAGGTCGTGCATAAGTTGAGAAAGACCACTCAGCCGGTGCGTAAGAGTCGTTAAACATACGACGACCTCTACGGCTTCCGCCTGCTGCTGCTTCCATTTCATTCAGAGTAATCTCTGAAGTGTTTGTTGCTTGAGAGAAAGAGAATCCGTCAAGTACGGGTATCTCCCAGTATGTAGGAGCAGACGCGTGTCTGTCTGATACAATTACTCTGGTATCTCTGCTAAAAAATAAATTATCGGCCATAGTTAATCTCCTATGTTATCTTGAAAAGACATGGACGTGAATTTTTATTCGTGCCAGTATTTTCTAATAATGAACCTCTAAAAGCATCTCTCCGACACCCATTGGCTCTAATACACCTTCATCAGTATCAATACTAATGACTGTGATTTGGTGAGTATATTGATCTGCGTTATTGCGATCTTTATACAGTAAACGAGAGTTTTCTTCTACCACTGTTTCGACATCTTCTAGTAGTTCGTCTAGAGCTTGTACAGCATCTTCTGCTTGAACATAACATCTTATAGTGACGGTTAAAAACCTATCTTTTTGTCCGCCGCCCTGATACTGTCGTGTTTCAGAGCCTGCATTTAGGTGAACTGCAGGAAACTCCTCCACCTCATCCCAAAACTTTAAACGAGGAGAAACATTTTGATTTAAATTTGTTAAATATGCTCCTGACCCGTCTATATCTTTTAATTTGCTAACAAGGCCATCTACAATGCCTAATCGTCGCGTTGTAAAATCTCTTGATGCCATTATACTCTCCTAGTGTAGAATCTTCCGATTGCGAACTTTGCTGCAATTTCTCGAATAGACCTATCAATTAATTCGCGAGGGTCTCTATTTCCATCTGCCCAAGGCGGAGTACCTATACCGTCTTCAAACACTTGATAAGGATTCTTTTGATAAGTATACCCAAAACTTGGGAATCCTTTTGGAGTTTGAACTACGTCTGTTACTTCTACACTTGCTGCAAATCTTCCAGTTTGGTTTTCGAGTCCTGGAGCCCCCATATTCTTTCTTACTGTGTTCGGTAATTCTTTGTTAATTAAACCTATTAAGTGTAAGGGCTGGCTTGCTGCCCCTCTACGTGCATTTGCTCTAGTTCTAGGTTTTTTTAACTTCTTTCGAGAAACCTTTGAAACTTTTGCACTTTTGGACTTAATAGTCTTTTTTGTGCTTGTCTTTTTTGGTTTCTTTCTCTTTTTTGAAGGGTCTAATGTCTCTACAAACTGCTTTTCTATATCTTGTAATATAGTGGGCGAGCCTTGTAGGTTCAGTATGTCTACGTCCTCAAAATTCTTTTTAAATGCTTCAGTATTGCCCTTTATAACCTCTGAAAAAACACCCCCTACCCAAGAAGACAAACGACCTTTAAACTGATTTAATTCTTCATGCTCTGCCTCTAGGCGTATAGTGCCACTAAGGCCTTTCATAATGTCTGCATCTTTTTTCCACTCTATAGATACATCGGGCGCTGTTTCGGCTATGGATTTTAACTTTTCAATCAGTTGCAGCTTATTTTCTTGACCTGTTCCCTGTATTTTATCCATTTTATCTATTTCGCTTACAATTAAATATAGAGCTAATAGTTCTTTTCTTCTCGGGTCTTTAGTAGACATTTTTTGAAGTACTAAAGATATATTACCTCTTAAAATACTGATATCTTTATGCCCTAGCTGATAGTTTTCTTGCAATTCCGGTATTAATTTATTTCGTAGGCGATTTATCTGCCTAAAATTTTGAGTCTGCTCTTTTGTCTGCTGCCCTGTTTTAAAGGAGAACTTTCTACCTCCGTGCTCAAACATCTTATTAGAATTACTTTTAAGCTCTTCCTCACTCATTCCCTCAGATGCTTTATTATACGAATCTATAAATGATTCATACCTTTTCTCATAGGCTTCGTCTAGTAGCATAATTTGTTTGACATCTGGGTTTTTATCAATAATTCTTCTTATGTATTTAGATCTTACGCTTATACCATCAACTTGATCTTGTATTAATTGCTCTAATCGTAACCTGGCTTTTGATAGGTTAATTTTCGCCATTAGAAGTTCTTATATAGATCCAAGACTCTTTTAATATGGTCTGGGAACGCTACGTTATTACGTTGACTAGAGGAAGATTGATTTTGTATACTAGCTCCTGCCATGGTTTGGCGCCCCTTATGCTCATCTTTAGCATAATAAGTTATTAAATCAATCACAGCTAACTGTAGATCAGCGGGACATTCTGAATATCCTGCTTTATATGTAACTTCTACAGCTCCTGGTCCAAGAGGCCAATACGTAAAGCCATTTGACCCATTAGATCTAAAGATACTATCTGTTGAAGTATCTACATAATAGTCTACATCAACCACTAACGTTGTGTAATCCGAGGCTATACCACTCCGCTCTTTTACAGAAACAACAGTAGTTACAGGGCTTTCTTCTAACTGAATAGAAGTAACATTAAAGTGGTTATTAAAGTATTCTACTTTATTTGAAGCATAATAGTCTACAAAAGTATTATTACAGTAAGTTTTTACTAATTGACTCACAGAGGTTATAATAGTGTCTAGGCGAGCATCTTCCTTTGAGCTTTCAATCTTCTCAGAAATCTTGTATTCGTCTAGTGTTATTAAATTTGCCATAAGGTCATAAGTCCATTAGTAAAAACTCGGGGGCGAACCCCCAAGTTTTATTACTCTTCTACAATTAAGATGCAGCGTATTCAATACGAACAGAAGGAAGGTCGCCAACAGCGCCCGCATAAAGCTCGGTGAATCCGAGTGACTGAGATGCAACAACAGCAGTACGCTGGTTTGCAGTCTCGTAATCACTTTCGATGTTAACACCACGTAGACGTGGAACAACATAGTTGTGAACGTTAACAGCACAAGCAGCTGTCTTGTTCGCAGCACGAGAGAAGTGATCAGATACGACAACTGGAGATCCATAAACAGAACCCATAGTACCAGTTACCTTAGCAGCTAGATCAGAACCAACTTCGCTAACATCAGAGAAAGCAGGATCATTTACTAAGTTGTAGTACTCTTCCATGTTGACGATGTAAGCAACATCAGCAGGGTTAATACCATACTTGCCCATTTCGCCACGAGCTGACATTAAGTTAGCAGCAGTAAGGTTCACAGAACCGTTAACAGCTAAGTCAGTTACAGTAGTTGAATCACCGGCTAAGAAAGAACCAGATCCATCAGTACCAGCTCCACCAACAAGACCTACAATACTAGAGTTACCAATAGTAAATGCGCCATCAATTGCACGAGCGTGAGCACGAGCTAGAGCTGACAAGATCATTGGAAGGATAGTTACAACGACTTGCTCGTCAGTATCAGCACCAATATAGGTACCAGAGATAAGACGCTTAGCAAGTGCAGTTACTTCACGCAATTCAAACTCGTTAGCAGCTACTTGGGTACGGTTCTCAAGGATACCATCACCAATTCCGCCTGAAGAGAAAGTTGCAGCGTTAGTGTCATCCATCAAAGGAAGTACAGTTGCACCAGAATTAACAGCTAGCTCTCTGAAGAGTCCAGCAACTTTCTGAGAAAGTCTAACTTCTTCTTCAAAAGTAGTTGAAACGATAGTATCTAAAGTACCAGCGTTAGTGTCGAACTGAACACCTACTTTTTCTTTAAGATCTTGTGCGAACTTAGTGTTCCAGCCCTTACCAGTGATTTTACCAAGTACAGAGGCATGGAGGAATTCCTTACCAAACTTAGTTAAATCGCCGCCACGGTTCTGGAAGCTTTTCTTGCTATTTTGCATAGCTTCGATTTCAGAAGACTTCTCTTCCAAATCGCTTTTGTGTTGTGCTACGATAGATGCGATGTCTGCATCTTTCTCAGCCATTTTTGACTCCATATCAGCCATAAGAGCTTCAACGCCAGACTGAATACCAGTCTTAACTTTGATGTCCTGTGCTTCAACAATTTCAGCTTGTTTCTCAGCTTCGAGTTTCTCAGCTGCTTTTTGCTCGGCTTGCTTCATTGCGATTTTTGCAGCAGTATCTTCTGCTACCTTCTTTGCAAAAGCTTCCAAGTCGATGTTTTGATTATCCATCTTGATCTCCTGATCTGCGGAGTTGTCCGCGCTTTTAGGTGTGTTGTCACTAGCTATTCCCGAAGTAATAACTTCATCCTTAGCCAGAGACTGACCTGCTAGATCTACACGATTAGTGAAAGTTTTTTTGAATTCTTCGTACTCTTCAGTAGAGTCAAAAGACTTCGCGAGCGAAAAAGTAGCTGCTTGATTGCACGGTACAGATACAACTGATACCTCAAATAACTCAGCGTCCTTAATCATTAATCCGTCGGTTTCCTTAATATAATCAGCATCCTTGACTCGGAAACCTACGGAAAAGGCCCCAAGAACACCGTCTTTTACTAGCTCAGCTACGTTGGCAGGTGCCGACTTGCTGATTTTTGCTTCCAACTCTAGGCCTAGATCTCCTGCCTTCATGCCGGTTGCTCTACCAATAGGTCTATCATAGTCATGATTAAATAGAATAATTGGATTTTTTTCAAAGTTCTTTAGTCCACCTTTCTGCCAAGCTTCTGCTGAGATGGAGTCACCCGCGCGATCAAAGTCAGCTGTGCTTGCCATGCCCCGAATCATGATAGATCCATCATCACTTTCAAGAGCTTTAAAGGTAGAGGTAAGATTAAAGATTTTATTCATTATCTTTGCCCTCTGTAACTGCTGGTTTAACAGCAGGCTTAACCGCGGCCTTAGGTGCAGGCTTAGGTTGTACTGGCTTTGGTACTTCAACCTGAGGTGCAGCTACAGGTTCTACGGGTTTAGGAGAGGGCTTACTATTATGCATTTGCTTAAGCTCTTCCCAATATGCGCTTTGTTTCATACAAGTTATCATTCCTGGGTATCCACCAAAGATATACCGAATAGTGGTACCAGCTACAGGTTGACGATTGCCTAAGGCAATATAATCGTGCTCAGTATACAACTTCTTTTCTCTTAGAAAAAATGCTGCTAAAAGCTTGATTGCCTTATGTATTTTTATTCTATTACCCTTCATCTGCAGTCTCCTCAACTGGTCTACCACCCTCGTCGGGGTTGGCGGCTGAACCTGCTATATTTGCAGGTACTCTAATTTCTTCTGTTCCATCTATTGCAGGGAATCCTAACCTTTCCCGAGCTTCAGCTGCAGTTATAATACCACCATTTACTAATGACGTATAATATGCTGATGCATCCCTCAACTCTGGCTGTAGAGCGGGGATCTCGGTAATATCTTCAACACACTCAAAACCATAGAATCGAGTCATTGCAAAATTAATTTTTCGAACGATAGGAAGTATAGTCTCCAAATAGTAGAGTCGTAAATTCGGGCGAATATTAGCGTTGTTGCCAGAATCTAAAAGAATTGGAGGGATTCCGAGTGCCTTTAAAATGATTTTTTCATTTTCTAAAATAGCATTTTGAAAATCCAATTCTTTAAAACTTACATTTGAAATCGCATCTACTTCGATGCCACCGTCTAAAATTAAAGGTCGTCTGCCACCCGCATCAGGTCTATAACGCTGTTGCCAAGCTAAGATCATACGATCTTTAATTTTATCAGAAAGGGTGTTCGGTGACTTAAGTACAAGTCCGGGAACAGCACCATTCTTAAAGAAGTTATCCTGAAATTTACGCATAGAAGATACAAGATTCATTGTACGCGCTGCAGGACTTAAACGAGGAACTCCACGATATATAGAGTGGAAAGAGTTCTCTTTAACGTGTATAATTTCATCAACAGTAAAATCTACATCATGTAGTGAATAGTGAGACACATAAGTATCTTCATCTGCATGAACAGTAACCTTATCTGCAGGAAGATGATACATATAAGCACCATCAAAGTAGACAAAGATATTACCATCAATTAAAAAATCTGTAATTAAGTTTCTACGAAAAGAGTTGACATCTTGATAGGGATTTGGCTCTCTATTGAGTAGGGACTCTACCTTAACTCTTTTTATGCCTTTAATAACACCTTTAGTGCTAGTATTGGGCTTAACGAGAGTAGGAATCTCGGCTACATCATCTACGATCATGTTTACGCCACGATTTACAATCTCTAATTGCTCATAGGCACGTTCATAGCTTAGAGTATCTTCTCTAGAGCTTTCCACGGTTCCTATGTCATGGAACTGAGCAGGGTTTAGTTTCTCTGCATTCGCTCCTTTAAAAATATTGTTATACCAAGCCATGTTTTTCTCTTTGAATCTCTACCCAACGCATTTGCTTTTTAGCAGTTCCTAGCGAGGGATCTTTACCATAAATTGAATGCAGCTTTAAATGATGCGTATGACATAAAGTCACA